GCCGCCGTGTCAGATTTTTTTCTTTCATCTTGGTGTAATTTAATTGTTAAACGGTGTACACCTTTTCTGGTATAAGTCACGCACGCGGAATACTCCCGACAAACTCGGTCTCCGCTCGCTAACTCACTATTTAGGATTGCGGAAACGCACTTGGCTGGTCCAAGGAACTTGCGCTTTTTAACTATTTTTATAAGCCCTGAGGGAATAAATCAAATAAATATTCGTATCTTTGCAGATGCGTTTATGTGCTTCGCGGCACGACTCGCAGACATTGAGGGTTAAAATTATTAGCGTCAGCTATTTATTCAAAGACGTTCCAGAAGTTTGGTCACAGAAAGAACGATTCAACAGAATAAAAAAGCGGGCGTCCACGAAAGCGTGGGCGTTCGATTTGTCTGTTGAATTAGGGTTAGACCAAACACCTTGGAACGTGGACGAGTCGATTCGCCCACGTTCTTTTTATGGTGCTTGGCAGAGCCTTATTGAATGAGAGCGACGCATTAAGACTAATGTTAAATGTTTTAATGCAGATATGCCACTTATTAGTTTGTTCAGCGGTGCAGGAGGATTGGACAAGGGGTTTCATCTTGCTGGTTTCAGAACATTGACGGCAAATGAGTTCGACTGGAAAATATGCGGAAAGGAAATCATAAATGTAGATGCGAACAACAAGGATATTCCCAAAGCACTCATCTCCTATCTGATAGGCAAGCACCCATTTTACAAGGTCATCAAAGACGATGCACATAGGCTCGTCATATTGAAAGCGTTTAATCTCGACAACCTGCTAAACCAGGAAGTGAACGGCGCGTCGGCACGATACCGGGCCGCGCAGATAAACTATCCTTCGCGCATCGTAGAAATAGAACCGCTAAACGGCTCAAACACAACGCTTGACATGATTATGGATGGAGGATGGGAAAAGCCTAAATCAGCTTCATGCCCAGACGCTCGCACTCTTGCCGCATATCCTCCGGCCAGATGCTAGCCTGGATTTCACCGATGTGAGCCTTGTGGAGCAGCACCATACAGAGACGGCTCTGGCCGATACCGCCACCGATGCTCAGCGGCAGACGACCGTCGAGCAGCTGCCGATGGAAGAACAGCGTCTCGCGCTCCTCCTTGCCCTCCAGTTGCAACTGCCTGAGCAGCGCATCCTTATCCACACGGATGCCCATCGACGAGAGTTCGAACGAACGCCCCAGCACGGGATACCAAATCAGGATGTCGCCGTTCAGCCCGGCACGCCCGTTCTCGGCCACCGTTGACCAGTCGTCGTAGTCGGGCGCACGACCGTCGTGCTTCTCTCCGTTGGCCAGCCGTCCGCCGATGCCAATCACGAAGACCGCCCCGTAAGCCTTGCAGATGGCGTCCTCGCGCTCGTGCGGCGACAAGTCCGGATACATGGCCAGCAACTCCTCGCTGTGGATGAAATGAATCTTGCGCGGCAAAAACGGCTTCAGCTGCGGATAGTTCTCGCAAGTGAGATACTCCGTGCGCAGGATGGCCGCGTAGATGCGCTCCACCACGTTCTTCAGGTAAGCCAGCGTCCGCTCCTCGCGCGTGATGACCGCCTCCCAGTCCCACTGATCCACGTAGAGCGAGTGCAGGTTGTCCAGCTCCTCGTCGGCGCGAATGGCGTTCATGTCCGTATAAATGCCGTAACCAGGCTCCACCTTGTACTCCGCCAGCGAGAGCCGCTTCCACTTCGCCAGCGAGTGAACCACCTCGGCCTCGGCCTCGCCCAAATCCTTTATCGGAAACGTGACGGGACGCTCCACGCCGTTCAGGTCGTCGTTGATGCCCAACCCCTTCAGCACAAATAGCGGTGCCGTCACCCTGCGCAGCCGCAGTTCCGTAGAGAGGTTCTGCTGGAAAAACTCCTTGATCATCTTTATGCCCTGCTCCGTCTGCTTCATGTCCAGCAGAGCCTTATACCCGTTAGGTCTTATCAAATTGCTCATTTCCCTATATTATATAATGTATATACCATATTCATAAAGTCCGACCCCAAAAGCCGACGCCCCAAGAAACCCACGTTTCAAAAAAGCGCTGCAAAGGTACGCATTTATTATTAAACTGCAAGCAAAAACAGAGAAAAATAACGCAATATGCTCACAAAATTTCATTTTTGCTTACCTTTTGAACAAAACAACCGCACAAAACGGACTCATAAAGCCGCACAAAGCCGACTCGCAACGCCTCCGCCGCCATTCAGCAAAAAAAAGTTAATTTCTGAATGAAACTCCCCCAACCATATCACTATTTCGCAGAAAATCGCTACCTTTGCAACTCGCAACGGGTCCCGTAGCTTAGCTGAATAGAGCGTCAGATTCCGGTTCTGAAGGTCTTGGGTTTGAATCCCAACGGGACTACTNGGCGATAATATCGCAAATCCCCCAAAANAGGGGGAAAGCCCTTTGGAGAAAGGTGTTCCAGAAGATTCAGTCCTATGCAGAAGTAGTTTGGAAGTTGCAAATAATTGCACGAATTGTTTACCTATTGTTTACCTCAGTTCGTCTATTGTTTACCTCGCTTTTAACATTTGAGTAACCCAAACGAAAAAAAGATGAGAACACCAAAAATTGCGGTCGTTTTTGATCGAAAAGGCATTGCTTCNCCCACNAAGGAAGCNCCNGTTGAAGTGAGAACCTCCTTCAACTACAAGAAAATCTACATGAGAGTGGGCATCAACCTGAAGTCCAACGAGTGGGAAGATGGCAGGGTCGTCAACAGNATGGACGCTGCCCAGTTGAACAAGCGCATAGCGATACTTCTTGAGAAATCGGACGACTACCTGAACGACTGTCTGAAAAATGACGAGCCGTTTGAGCCAGACCACCTGCGAAAGTTGCTTACCGTCAAGGTNAACGAGGAAAGTTTCCTCGATTTCTGCCGCGAGCGTGCCGACAAGAGGAACGTGAGCGCGTCAACGCGTAAGCAGTATCACGCTTGGATAAGGAGGATGGAACGCTTCGGCGGCATCGTGGCCTTCTCGGACATCGACGCGGCACACGTCAAGATGTTCGACGAGTGGATGCACAGCAACGGCTTCGTGCAGTCAAGCGTTTACTCGAACCACAAGTACCTAAAGCTGATGATCAACGACGCCATCGTCTTCAAGAAGCTGAAGACCAACCCATACACCGCCAACCGCATCAAGATTGGCCGAGGGGAGTCGGAGAACATCGAGTACCTTTCCGAGAAGGAGATGCACGCCATCGAGCAGGCCAAGATGCCGAACGCCCACCTTGAAAAGGCGCGAGACCTCTTCGTCTTCCAGATGTACACGGGGCTTGCCTACACCGACCTTATGGAGTTTGACCCCTCGCAGTACACGGCGGACAGGGATTACTTCCAGCAGGGGCGGCGGCGCAAGACGGGGACACGCTTCATGCTCCAGTTGCTGAAGCCCGCCAAGAAGGTTCTCAAGAAGTATGACTGGAAATTGCCCGTGATGACGAACCAGAAGTACAATGACTACCTGAAGGTCGTCGCCAGCCTGTCGGGAGTAAGGAAGAGTCTCCACTCCCACATGGCCCGCTCCACGTTCGCCACGTTCATGCTGTCGAAGGGCTGCCCCGTCCAGAACGTTGCCCGTATGCTTGGCCACACCAACCTGCGGCAGACGATGCGGTATGCCTCCGTCCTTGCGGTTGACGTGCAGTCCGACTTCAAGAAGATTGACCGTTTGCTGTAGGGAATGTGCTGTTGAACCGTTAATATTTCCGAAAAAAGTACGGAAATGACACTCTACTGTTGCATGTATGCTTTAAACTTCTTATCTTTGCTGCCGTATTAGCAGATTAAGGTAAGAGGATTGAGTCAGGATGACCCATTGGCGGCGACGCTGTGGATTATCCTGACTTTTATGTTTAACAGGATAATGGAAAGACAATGATTGTATGTATTGCGGAGAAACCGTCCGTCGCACAGGACATCGCGAAGGTGCTGGGCGCGAGGACGAGGAAAGATGGTTATTTCGAGGGGAACGGCTATCAGGTAACGTGGACTTTCGGGCATCTGTGCCAGTTG